CTCATATCTAAAGAGCCACTCGAATTGCAGTGGATTCAGCAAGGTATCCAAAAGGCTTTATACCCTTGGATAGAGAACCATCCTGTTACTCGTGGCCGTATAAACTTTACGGACCAATCGATTAATAGGAGGCTTTCTTTGCGATCTTCACGTGACAAAAAGCACGTGACTCTCGATATGAAGGATGCCAGTGACCGGGTGACCCTGAGTTTAGTTATGGAACTTTTCTCAGGTACGGAGCTGCTGGAGGGCTTGTTAGCCTCTCGCAGCTCCCACACTCAGTTACCGGATGGTAGAACAGTGCTGCTAAGCACATTTGCTCCTATGGGTTCAGCGGTATGCTTTCCCATAGAGGCGGTGTGTTTTTATGCATTGGCTGTCTCGGTGCTTCATATACGTGATTTGGAAGCGCAAGCTTCCCGGAAGGCTCGAGGTGAGCCTCTTCTGACCCTGGAAAGGGACCCGGAAGTGTACGTATATGGAGACGACATTATAGTACGGAGCGAAGACTATGCTCCGATACTGCAGTACTTCCCTAAGTTTGGACTCAGGTTCAATACTAATAAGTGCTGCGTTGCAGGAAACTTTAGAGAATCCTGCGGGTGCGACGCCTTTCATGGCGTCGAAGTCACACCTACCCGTTTACGGGCAACATGGTGTCTGTCTGGTACTGATGATGCGAGTGATCTCGTCTCTTACGTAGAGCTATCGAATGCTCTATGGGAGAAGGGATACTGGGGGACGGCAACCTATATTAAGGACATGGTGGAGCGCCGATTTGGCAGACTCCCTCATGTTAGAGAGAAATACTCATATCTCGACCGCGCTGGCCGAGTAAGAGTTGATGTTTCTCCCTTGATAGGATGGTACCGTAACCACGTGAACCATACAGCTGAAAACAAGCGTCGACGTATTCCGGTTCGGATGAATCGAGATACGCACGTGCTTGAATATAAATGCTGGATCGTCGAGCCTGTGATTGAAAATTTCACAGTAGACGGTTGGCGAGAGTGCCTTCGAGTGTTAAACACCGGAAGCACAGGTTCCAACACTGGCTCATACGCGCTGCCTCATCGCGTTTGTTTACGAAGAGGCTGGAGACGAAGTTAATCGACTCGTCTGTGGCACCTAAGTCCCTTAAAAAGGATATGGTGTCCCCGCTATTAACATGGCGTCAGTAGCAATGATTACTAACTTAGAAAGGGCTATATGCCTCACTTCGAAAGAAAGCAGTCAATTCAGAATGGGTTCCGTGCTTCCAAGCATAGGAACGGTGTGCGTATCTACGGTGCTTTAAAAGGCGCCGGTCATTTACGTACATGTGTCGTTGAACTCGAACAACAGCTTTTTGAGCTGGGTCGATTTCTTAACGCGAACGCGCGTGATGTCG